ATCTATGTACAGATCGTAGATCATGTAACTCAAGAAAAAAAGAACTCTATGGTTGTCCAATTCACAGCCGGTTCGTTCTGTAAGCTAGGTTCGTGATCATAGAACCATGTTTCAAGCTGTCCATCAATCTGACTCTGTAATTCCGCAATCTTTGGATCATATACCGCAGAAATGAAGGTATTCAGTCCACTATCGTCAGTGTACTTGGTTTTCTTCTGCCAGTCGGACTTTACACAGCTTCCTTTATCTCTGCTTTCCACGCAAGTGAGAAGCTCCTGTGTATCTGCATCAAACCATAAGTCACCAACACGATACGGTGGAACAGGAGTGTTAATGAATATCTGTGCCTTGCCATCAATCTCGTCAAAGACTTCATCCGGCACTTGCATCTTCATCCACTGACCGCCACGATAAATATACTCATCGTTCGTAGACAGGTCTTTCCACAAGTCTCCTTCATGTTCAGCCTTAGACTCTTCGTATAGCAAGATGATTTCATTTCCGTTTACGTCAAGGATTGATTCGCCATTGACATCGCACCATGCCATTTCAACAGTTCCGCCCCAATTCACCGATGGATCTGTACTCTGATACCAAGTTTCAATCTTTTGGTCGATTTGATTCCGGATATCAGCAATGTCTGATTCGTAAATCTTTGTGATAAATGTGTTCACTGTGGAATCGTCAGTATACTTGGTACGTTTCTCCCAGTCTGCCTTTACGCATGAGCCTGTTGCTCTGCTTTTGATACAAGTAAGTAACTCTTTTGCCTCGGATTCAAACCACAAATCTCCAATTTTGTAAGGAGTGATTGGTTCATTGATAAAGATTTGAGCCTTACTGTCAATCTCGTCAAAGACTTCGTCCGGAACATTCATTTCTACCCATTGCCAGGAACGATAAATGTATTCTTTATTATCTCTTGTATCCTTCCACAGGTCACCTTCATGCTCGGTTTTGTCTTTCCAGTTTACAGACGGATCACTATCTTGATACCATGTTTCAATCTTATTTCGGACGGAGTTTTTAATCTCGTCCATATCTGTCTTGTAAATGTTAGTTACAAAATCATCTACAATACCATTCGAAATATCTTCCACAGACTTACCGGTGATGGATATTGACTCTGCATTGATAGTAACTCGTCCTGTCTCCGTATCAGCATAGAATGTAATGTTTCCATTCTTATCTTTTATAGTGAGAGAACCTGAGTTGATATAATCAGCATTAATGCCGATAGCATACAAGATTCTTGTTATCAGGTCTCCTGTGAGGAATAATCCGTAAGGATACGTCTTACCGCCATCACTTGAGATACCGATAGCTTCAGATGTGACCTTTATTACGTTCTTGGACTCTTCTACTGTCGGCTTATCATGGATATATGTAATCATACTTCCGTCCGGCTGTGGTGATTCTGTCGAATACATTCCAGATGCATTCTCAAGTGTCTTATTCAGATTATCGACAGCTGCTTCAAATTCTGTCTTGTTCTGCTTGATTTCCTTTTTGGCTTTCTCATACACTTTTGTAGCTTCGCTGTAATAAGTGCTCTTCTGCCGTTCCGGATCCTTGATTCCGCAAGAAAATGAACTGCTGCCAAGATAATTAAACTCAAGAGATGTGATAAACGTTGGATAAACCTTGTCTTTCCGGTCTACCACGCAAGCCAGATCCATGAATTCGATCGTTGGATCAGGGAAGAATTCTCCACTAAAACCTCTCAGCTTAACTCCGATCAATACATCTCCAATCAGATTGATTGCATCATCTTCATGTCCTTCAATAAGAGGATTCGTGATTTCAAGTGCATAATCATCTGTACCTCTTATTAAGATTGTACTCTCGTTTTCTACTTTCTTTGTGGTCGCAATTCCAGTGATTACAACAGGATCTGTGCTAATGTCCGGATCTGACTGATAGTCCATCAAAATGCTATAGCCAGCATCTTCCACCAAGTCCGCTCTACTCGCAATCTTCGATATTGCAGAGAAGTCATAACTTTTAATAACAAGTGTTCCGTCCTGAATCACTGCATTACCAACAGCAAGCATTGCGATATATCCGATAACTTCTCGGCAAGTCACTTTATCCGGAGCTTGTTCAATCACGAAATCGTCATTGTTAAACTTCGGACTTCCAAGCATGATATTACATGTACTACACGCTTCTCTCAAAAGCTGTCCGGCTGTTGTTGGATAAGATAATTTAGATGTGAAGTCTGCATCTGCCTTGTACATTGAATCGTAACCTACAAGTTCTATCGTATCTCCAACTGCTGTCGGCTCAAGCACGGTAAATGCGCCCTCGTTCAGTCTCTCGATTCTTGATTTCGTCAGCATAATCGTGTTGCCATTGATATCAAGTATTTCCTCGCCTTTTACATCTCTCCATATATCGTAGCTTCTATTTTCGATGTCAGTTTCCGTAAAGAGTGAAATCTGTGCGTAGTAAAAATCATACTTGGAAAATCTCTCGTCAATGTTATCAATGACAAGTGTAACGGACTTGGAGAGAGCGGATCCCAGTGGGAATCCATCTCCTCCGTCTTCTGAATATCCATTTCCACTGATAAAAAAATCATTTTCAGAATCAAGATATAGTTTCTCGCCGTTTTTCAGTGTAATCGATGCGTAAGCATAGAACGGGCCGCCTGACTTTATGATGTTTTTGAATTCGTTGCTTACATTCTTCATTAAATCTACCTCTAACTATTTAAGGTCAGCGAATATCTCTAACGATATCCGGTGAAATCTATAACACTGGATTTTCCGATGTTACTTGAAAACTCAGCTCATCCAGTTTCTCTTCGCCTTCTACTAAACTTACACATGGAGCATTAAAGTTTGCTGCATAAAACCTTTTGGTTTCCCATTTATCCTCATAAATGTTAAGGTGGAAAAAGTCGAATCCGCTCTTTCCCATAACCTCCTTGAGAATTTTGCTTGCGTCACTTACCTTAATGTCACTCCATTTCAGCTCATAAGCTTCTATTGTGAAGAGAGGGGAGTTTTTCATATTTCCCCTCATGGTTCTTCCTGAGTTTTCTGTAGAGGTAGTAGCGAATGAAATTTGATATCCGTCCTCATCCACATCTGGTGGTGTGAATGAGCCGAATTTTAAATAGTTCTGTGCCATATTCTACCTCCTAAGCCATTTCAAACGGATTTCTTCCCGTCTGTGTTCTCATGTTCTTTCCTTCTTCAAGTACAGCCTTCGCAATCTGTCTACGGTTCAGATATACCGGCACTTCAATCTTGCGTGAGCTGTTACCAGTTTCTTCCCTTACAATCTTACGGATAAGGCTTTCAGGTGCTTCAATGTTGTTACCGCTTTTCTGGTCACCAAGTACCGCCATGAACTCTTTGTTCGGTGGGATAACAGCACCCTGTGCAAGGTAAGGGATATGTGGAGCACTCCATTTTGATATATGGAATCCGATAGATGATACTCCAGTTAATGATGTAACCCATGATGGAACTGATATGTTCATTTTGTTCAGTGCATTAGCAACGCCATTCTGCATGATCTGTGCAGCTCTAAGGAGTCCGTTCATCAATCCGATGATTCCGTTAATTGGAGATTTGATGATTGCTAACATGCCATTCCAAGCACCACCGAAGATATTCTTGATACCATCCCATGCCTGTTGCCAATCTCCTGATAAGACACCATTTACAAAATCAACGATTCCGCTAAATGCCTGTTTCACAGCTGCAACAATGTTCTGAATATTCGCAAGCCATGCATTCATGTAATCTCCAATTACACCAAAGTCTTTTACCCAATCCACCTTGAATACTCCGTCAAGCCATTTTGACAGCGGATCAAGTATTTGATTCTTGATGAAATTGAAGATAATATTAATGTTCTGCTTAAATCCTTCAACGTATAACAGGATTCCACTCAATGCTTGCGCCCAATCCCCAGTGAAAACTCCTGTTAAAAACTGGATGATTCCATCAAGCTGTTTGAGAACGCTATCTGCCATTCCAGTTACGCTGGCAACAATGGAAAGAAGCGTATCACCAATCCATGCCACTATAGGTGCAAGTACTGGAATCACATTCTCTATCAACCACTGTATAAGAGGAATAAGTACGTTATTCCACAGCCAATTAAGTCCATCAATCAGCCTTCCAATTTCGTCAATGATGTGGTCAATTGCATCGCCCACTGGTCCGTTTAAGACTTCATCGAACTTCTGCGCCCACTGATCAAGAATCGGTGCGATATACTGGTTATAGGTATCAAGAAGTGTTCCACCTATTTCTGATAAGCCACTTCCAACATCATTGATAAACGGTCCTATATGCTCATCATACAGTTCAGTCAGCTTATCTGCTAACTTCTGTACGAAGTCTTCTATAGATTGAGTAATCTCCTCTATTGGTTTCAACGTGTTATTGATAGCTTCAATAATCTTATCTTTGTTCTCGATGATAGGTGTTGCAATCGCATCCATTACATCTTTTGCAAAGCTTGTGGCAAGTAGAATAATTTCTCCGAACGCTGTGGTAAATATGCCAATAATATTGCCAGTAATGTTCTGTGCTGTCTGTGATCCGAATGTCTGTTGGAATATCTCTGCAATTGTTGCACTTAAATTTCCTACAATTATGGAAATCTCTGAGCCTAAATCGAACATCCTCACAAGCCACTTCTTGATTCTGTCTGTATTCTCTTCTAAGTAGCTTTCAATACCTCCAACAACATTTGCTGCTATTGTTAACCCAATCGAAACAAATGAGCCTACTGTTTTGCCCATGTTATAAATGAACAATATAGCGAATCTCTTAGCTGCTTCCTGAACATTTTTATCTGTGAAGATATCTTTGATGTGTTCTCCGATAGACTTAAGGTCTTTCTTCAGTTCTTCAAGTACTGGCTTGTAATCTCCAAGTCCATCCCAGAAACCATCCATAAAGATGTCTCTGATCTGTTTCAGCTTGTCCAATACGGAATCAAGCAAGGATGCAAACTTATTGTCAATTGGTACTTCTTCGAACAGTGGTCCGGAACCACTACCGCCACCGGCACCCCCTCCACCACCGGATCCGCCAGAACCACTTCCTGAGTCCTGTTTATCCATTCGGTTGATATCATCAAGTGGCGATAAGTACTCTTCCGCAGCTTCCGTAGCTTCTTTTGTTCCGTCCGCTGCATCTTTCGCACCGCTTGCTGTATCCTTAAGGCTTCCGGCATAATCTTTCTGTACTGCGATTGCTTTCGTGTATGTGCTCTTTCCGGATAGGAATGAGAAGAACATACTTACATAGCTTGCAGCTGTTGAAAGCATATCAATAAATTTGCTAAGAATCGGTGCTACTATATTTAAAATTGGTGCAAACGCTGTTGCAAGGCTGTTTTTAAGTGTCTCAAGACTTCCCCACAGCATTGATATACTGTTGTTTGTGCTACTTGAGTACTGTGCAAGGTTTGTGAATCCATCCTTGATAGCGTTGATTGCCGCTGAGAACGCTCTAAATGCTATGCTCATTAGTAAGGACATCTTAAGCATTCTTCCAATGCCGAACCTCGCACTGTTTGCAGCTTTCCCAGTTTTAGTGATAGACTTTGAAGCCTTCTCACTTGCATTCGCCATTTTTTGCTGTGCCGGTGTCGCACTCATCAACTTCTGTTTGTAATCATCAATACTTCCTTTTACAGAATTGTAAGAAGTGTGAAGACGATTATTCATGTCAGCAAGTTTTCTCTCTTCTGCTTGCAATGTGCGCATACTGGCAGCTGCTTCTTGTGTCTTAGAGCCAAGCGTAAACGCTCCACCTGACGCTTCTAAGTCAGCTAATTCTGCTTTTGCATATTTGATTTCATTCTCAAGCTCTTCTATGTCATACTGCATCTTCTTGAAAGATGAACTACTCTGCTTTCCACCAGTAGAAAGAAATTTATCCTGTGCAGCTTCCAGCGAATTCAGTTTCTGAGTAGCCTGTGAAATCTGTGTTTGTATCTCTCTGTATTCATCTGTTGGTACTTTCTGCTCACCGTACTCAGCAATCTTTTTCTTCAGTTCAGATACTTTCTGCTCCTGTGCAGCATATTCATTGTTTAATTTAGCGAATGCATCCGCTTGTTTGTTGAGAGCTGTCTTAGCTTTATTCCCCATATCATTAACGGAATTTGCCATTCTTCTGACAGCTGCTTCAACTTCTTTGCTTCCGGCTTTCATGCCGTCAGCGTTAATCTCTGTGTCAATTACGATATAGCCGTCGGCTTGTGCCATTTCTAATCCTTTCCACCGCTAATTATCTGCGGTCAGCGAATATCTCTATTGATATCCGGTTATTTATTCAATCCGAAGAGTTCTCGGAGTTCAGCTTTCTCTTCGTCACTTCTCTCTGTACTCTTCTGATGTAAGTCCACAATAGACTTATTATTTTTGTAGTATTCCTGTTCCCACTTCTCTAACTTCTTACCTTTTCTCTTCTTGTCTCGGATGCTGACTACAGTTGAGAAGGTACTTTCTCCAATCTCCATATAGAGTCCGAAGAATGTCCACCAGTGCATATAGTCTGTAGCTCGCACTTCAGCGTTATTCACCTTATTCACAGCCGGTATGATGATTGGTGCATCCTGTTCCCAGTCCATTATCCTCGGTCTAGGCTTACCGTCATTCTTAATACCGCAGTCGATGAATTCACACGCTTTTCTTGATGCTTCTTGCCAGTCCTTAGGTGGCATAGAATCAAAGTCAGCATAGAGGATTCTAAGCATTGTAAATACTTTCTCCTGATCCTTCTCTTCTTCCGTCATGCCAGGCTCGAAGATATCCGGATCATTCATAGCAGAAAGAATATCCAATATCACTCTAAAATCAGAGCGTATCGAATATTCTTTTCCATTAACGTCTAAAGATGTGGGAAGTTTCCACGGATCCATTAATTATGGTACTTAGCCACATACTTATTCATGCGACTCTGTACCTTCTTTGTGCGGATATTCATTTCCTTTTCAATCACTTTTGCGATAGAGGACAGAACATTCTCCATGTACAGTTCTCCATTCGCCAGTGGTGAGAATGCTCCGAGGATAGAAAAGAATGTCTCTTTTGCATCTTCTCCGATGAGATAAGAGATTCTCTCTGTAATATCATCCTCTGCTTTTCTCATATCCGCTTCGCTTGGATTCTCCGGCAGCTGATATGAATTGTAGTATTCAACCACTTCCTCATATCTCTTCACGATATTTGTATCTGTAGGTCTGAACTTGAACTTGCCGAGCACCTTTCCTCTTTTGTTCTCAATCGTGTAGACTTTGCTACCATCATCTACTACAATCTTGTTTGCCATTGGTTTTGCTAATTTATTGCTCATTGTATCGTCCTTTCTTGCCTATTCTAAGCCAAATACTTCATTATGCTCTTCATCGTATACCGAAAGTTCTTCAGTTCAAGCAGCTACAATTTCACCCGCTGCGAATACTGGATTGCCTGATTTCAGAGATTCAGCTGTGACATAACCTTTTGTTCTCTCACCATCGTCTGTTACATCAAATGGGATATTAACGCCAGTTGTGTCTCCACCATAGCTCTGTGGTTTAACCATTACTTCCTGTACATAAGCAAGATGCTTTTCGGCTGTCGTGTCCTCTACGATTACTTCAAGCATAAGTGTCTTACAAGCTTCACCTTTCAGACGGTTAAACGCAATCTCTCTAATCTTCGGATACAGTTTGGACGCTGGATCTGCGTAGAATGGATCAGCTGACATGGAAGGTGCATATCCATTATCAGTTGTCACAGTTTTTCCAAGAATGGTCCTCTTCTGTTCCGTGTCTGGATTAAGCTCCACGGACATTTCCTCGATATCGTCACCGAGAACCGCCCACTCTGCTGTTGCCGGTGTCTTTTTAAACGATGCATCAAGATAATGCATCAACGCTTCACGCTCTAATTTCATGTTTGTTATCCTCCGTTATTTCTTGTAGAATATGTTTCTGTATTTCAAGGAGATGCTGATTGCCCAATCTTGGACATTGCCATCACTCACATTATCTAAGTGAGCCGGTGTAAGTCTTATAATCTCCTCTATTTTTCTCTCTTCTGTAAGCACTGGATATTCTTCCAGTCTCTTCTGTTCTCCATTAATGACCACGGTCTGCTGCTCAAGCCACTTTCCAAGAGTGTCAAGGAATTCTTTGATACTGGCCTTAATCTTTGGAGAGTCGATTGAAGACCGGTAGATCACATAAAAAGGATAGTTGCACAACTGGTCTACTTTGCCAGTTACACTCTTCTTTTCCAGTGCAATCACCGCCCCTGTCACTGGATAGAAGGCAATACCGCCATCTTCATCTAGTGTGGAGAATCTTATCTTTTCATCTTCCTCTAATCCCGGAAAACTATTGAGAAGAGAAACGAGTGCATCTGTTACCGCATCGTAACCGTCTACATCGTACTTGACCGATTTCTTACTTTCCTCCGGCACGTTTCTTCACTCCTTTCGCCCAAGACTTCACATATTGATCCTTTGCAGCATCAAACCAATGGTCTGTTGCGCGTGGATGCGCTGTCTTGTCAAACACAAGGTCTCTGTCCGTGACCACTTTCTTTGCTCCGGCTCTTGCCCACGGTGAGCCTGTGACAGGATCTACCATAACTTTTCCTTCATAGGGGAATCTTCCGTAAGGTGGAGCACCGGCAATCACTTGACCGCTTCCTTGCATGGACCTGCTCATAATTGCTGACACGTTTCTCATGTTACCGTCACGAAACGGCATATACTTTTCCATGTCAGTGAACACTCGACCATCTAGCCAGTTCTGTGCTTCCTGGAACTGCTTTTCAAATCGGTTCAAGCTGACATTTACTTTGATATCACCTTTTACGATTGAGAAGCTAGGAAAATGAAATATCTTGCTTGCCATATTACTTTCCTCCAATCTCAAAATGAGGAATCAGTGTGTAAGAACCTACGCTTGTGATCAGAAAGACATTATCCATCTTCTTATTCAGATAATCGTAGAATCCTTTGTTCGTGCGTGACGTATAGTCTTCATCAGCAATTACCGTTTCCGGATATTCGCCTTCCATGAAGATATCACCTGTCGAAAATGTGATTGAACCCTCTTTGTTTTCCGTAGTTTTCCACACTTTCGGAGTGAGATAGGAAAGATTGCACACTATCCTTTCTCCTTCACGCACCTTAAACGGTACATGAAGATTAGCTGTATCAGCCGTATCCAAACCAGTTTTGGCAACATTGGCTGCCTTATCCGTAATAAGTGTGACTCCGGATATAACATGAGGATACCAATATATGGCATCATTCTTGTCAGTGTATTTGTTGAATACAGTCACAGTCTTGTCATACATCGGTATCCCCTCCTAATAGAATTCTTTTCCACATTCTTTGCACTTCCACACATGATGAGTCTTGTACTCATGGTCTCCAATCTCATCAAGAAATGTACTTGAATATGTTAGTTTTTCATGTCGGCACATTAACCGCTTAAGCCATCTAAATACCAGCATAGAGTAGGCACACTCCTTTCTTATCCGCAACACCTTGCAGATATTCAGAAGCCACCTGTCTGATCAGCAAAGCTTCCACTTTCTTATCCATTGACGCTCGTGCATAGATGCTGTCTGCTGTTCCGCTAGTCCCAGTAACGAAACTTATACTTTCAGCACCTGACGTAATGGATGCTACTTGCTTCTTACTCACAGTACCGTCTTCGTGTTTTACCACTCCAACAGTATCCATTGATGCTTTTCTGATCGAGTCAATCTGATGCAGTGCTTCAGCAACCGCGCAGACAGCTTTCTGAACCTTTGCATTAGCTTTCTCGTCTTCCGGAAGACCATCGGCTAATCTGTCAAAAGTGATACTGTCAACACGTTCACTTGCTCGTTCTGCGTACTTTGGAAACTCTTCTTCTGTCACGGCATCTCCAAAATATTTAGTTGAATAGAACTGATAATCTGTGTATGCCATGTCTGATCTCCTTATTCTTCTTTGCTTGCTGCCTTTTTCGGCTTTCGCTGTGGCTTGTCACTTGCTTCTTCATACTTCTGTGGATTGCTTTTCATACTGGCAATACTCTCAGCATTACCAGTAGAAAGGTACAATCCTGTCTCTTTATCTAAGAACTTCATCTTAATCAACCACCAATTTTCTTATTCTTGAAGATAAGGTCCGGTGTAACAGATTTTGTTCCGAAGTGGTAGAACAGCTCGATTCCGTAAGCGTTTGAAAGTGGAATCTTTTCTGCACTGTATGGATCTGCCATAACTGGCTGTGCTACTGCACCGTCAACCATAACAAGAGCCTTAACATCTGTTGGAAGATGTACGCAGGAGTATGTCTTAACACCGTGGAAAGCGTAGAACTCTTCATCAGCTGCACCAACACCAGGAACAGTTACCTTATCAAGGTATGTTCTGATTTTTCCGTAGTAGTCCGGATCAAGCACCATGTGCATCATAGATCTCGGTACTCCGTCTACGTACTCATTCTTTGTAGTCTCACACTGCTGAATCATTTTCTCTGCAATCTCTTCGATAGCTGTAATTCCTGTAAGGTCTACGTCTGTAGCATCTGTACCAGCGACCTCGAAGAACTTAGTATCAAGTTCTGCTGCCATTCTAAGCGCATGGTTTGCTGTTCGCTTAGCAATAAGTCCTTCAACTCCAAGAAGAGATACATCTTTCTGCTCTACTTCTTCTACGATCTCTCTGTCCTGATCAATCGGAATTGTTACCGGTTTACCTTTTACACCATCGCCTTTGGCTGCGGTTCTAGCTGTTCCGTAGTTCTTTGGTACAGCATTTGCAAATCTCTTCGCTTCCACTGTTCCGGCATGTGGATCACCAGACAACTCTGTGTTTTTCATTTTTCCGGAAATTGTAAGTTTCTGTACGTTCTCGATAACTTTTCCGTATTCCTCAGCGAGGAACATCTTTCCAGTTGGATCGAGAAGCATATTTAATGACTGAATTCTTGTATCTGCCATGTTCGTAATCTCCTTTAACTTTTTAAGGTCAACGATTATCTCTGATTGATAACCGTACTATTGCATGACTACCATACTGTCGGTGGTGTGTACACTGGAGTCTTATTGCCTCCTCCACCTTTGTTTGTAGGTGTTGTGAAAGTCGGCACATTCGGTGCATCTGTCGGAGCAAATGCATCTTTCTGTGACTCTCTCAGCTCGTTCATGTAATCATCGAGTCCGAGGATTTTCTCACCTTCACGTTTCAGCCCTTTCTCTTTGATCATGCTGATAATTCCTGTTCGTGCAAAGTCAGAAGTGAATTTCTCACCTGCCAGTGCTTTAACCAGAGCATCATTGAAGTCTCTCTCTTCAATCTTTGCTGCATAATCTTTTTCGCTTTCTGCAAGCTTTGTTTTCCACTCATTTTCAGCTGATTCAGCTTTGACTTTCCACTCATCACGCTCTTTTGTGATAGCGTCAAAATCTTTTCCTTCAAAGCCTTCAAGAGTAGACTTGGCTGTGTCATACTGTGATTTGTAAGTGTCTCTTTCCTGTGTGACTGTATCAAGCTTTCTTCCCTGTTTCTCAAACTCGGCAAGAGTCTTGTAATTCTCATTCACACTGGTTTCGATTGTTTTCTTCTGCTCATCTGTAATCTCAAGACCAGCATCGGAAAGAATCTGAATAATGTTTTTCATGTTTCATATCCTCCTCAACGTATTTTATTAACCGTTTCGTCCACGGTAGGGATTCAGACAGATAAACCTCTGTCAGGGTAATCGTGGTTGAGGGAGTCGAACCCTCATAGCCATTACCACGCAAGAACAGATGCTATAGAAAGGCAGATTCACATCTGTCCCCAGCTCCATTAGGAGCAAAGCCTACCGAGATGTGCGATACCTCTTAACAGGATTCCCCTAGTAGGCTATTTTCTAAAAAGGAGGCGCAAAAATATGATATAATCTTCACCCAATATCCATTATGAATGTTTTTGATTACTTCGTTGTACCCATCTTTAACTCTTTTTCGCACTTTCGTATCTTCTTGCAGCAGCTGCACTCTTCATAGCTTGCTTTCTGTCCCACTGTGCGACTTTCAATCGTTCTGCATACTCTCTTAGGTCATTCTCTTCGCAAAATGCACTGTACCGCTTGTTCTGAAGCTTTAGTGTGTGAGCCTTGCGGTCTAGCATATTCTGCAATTCAAACCTTGCCTTATCATCCTTACAGTTATCAACAGCTGTCTGCAAGTTCTGTATCTTCCGCTTGGTGTCACGAATCCTACGCTCCTGTGCTCTCTGTCTCTTCTGCAATTCCTCTACTCTGTGGTTATCAGCAAGAGTTATCTTCTTATCCTCATAAGGATTGTTCACTCCATCACCACTTCCAAAGGAGTGCCTACAGTTCCAACCGCATAAGCCTTCACCAGTTCCGAACCCAGTTGTCTTAACAAAGTCCGGGAATCTCTTATCCTTTCCAGTACGTGAGTAGAATCGTCCTTGCCACCACAAGTGATTACCTGGATTCATTCCACCGTTGCCGGTACGTGCTCCAAGATGAGCAGACACAAGAACGGTATCCCACTCCATCTCTTCCATTCGCTTTAACGAGATATCGGCAGCAGCTTGTCCCACTCCTGTCCTCACGATCATCATCGTTGCTGACTCAATGCTCATTCTGTACCCAGTAGGATAGTTCACTTTGAGTCCTACTTCTGTGATATTGTTAATTACATCTCTGACCGCTTGTGTGTACGGTACAGCACCAGTAGATACAAGATGGTAGGCATTGTCCATCTGATTAATGAAAGTCCTCTGCGCATCCAGTGCTGTGGTCCGTGTGAAGTTGTTCCATTCTCCGGAAGTAGCAAGGTAATCTCTCTCAAGGATCCTGAGCATGGTTGGAGATTGCATCAGTGCTGTTGGAGTAAGTCCGGCTGCAATATACACAGCATCATCCCATTTTAACGAAGTGATACCAGCATCAATGAAAGCACCCTTGATTTCTTTCTGCTGTAACTTTGTCTTGTCCGCTATTTCCTTCTGAATATCCTCTAGCAGTTCACCAGACTCTTGAAGCACTTGTATCTGCCATCGGTCTGTCTGTGTCAACAGATAGTCCTCACCTCTGCCGAGTCTCTTCATGATTCTCTCGATGATCATGTCCATAATAGTGCGATGAAGGGACGAAGATATCTCCTCCGCCCCTTCTGTTATTCTTTGTAAGTATTCAGGTGTTAGCATTATTCCTCACCGCCTTGTTTATTCCTCTGTATGACAGGTGTTTGTAATCTTTCCGTACACATCTTCATACAACTCCTGTTTGTCACCATTGTATGTGTACTCTGCATAGATACCATCACCGCTGATATCGGTTGAAGCAAGGCACTTATAATTCTGCAATGTCTTACATGACCAAACGATAAATACATTGCTTAAATCAATCGGAGTATCAGGTCTGTTCTTCTGATACCATTCAACAAGTTTCTTTTTTGCTACACTCTGAAAGTGACCCATTCCTGTAATAATCATGATTAATCCTCCTGTTCGCCAGGACGTTTGCTTATTGGCTCTACTCCAATCAAGCACCCATTTCCGGCATATGCTATAAATTCAAATTTATTATTCACAACAACCTTTGATGTTTCACTGAAAGGCTCTATCAGTTGATATGTCTCAAATATTGGCAGATACAGTGCTTTTGGTGTTTGCCAGTACAGTTTCCTTTTACCATCAAGTTTCCATCCGGCATCTGTAGTAATTGTCTCAAACCTTAAAATTCCAAGAACTTCCTGCCCTGTTGTTTCAATATGTGCAATTGTTTTTTGTATCATTCCGCAAACAACCAATCTTCAGCAAGCATATCTGCCTGAGAAGCAAGCCATCCCATCTGTACTCCTGATGTTCCGACAAATGCAATAGCCATGTTTCCGATAGCATCATGTTCGCAGTTTACAATTTCTCCATCTGCTGTCTTATAAGAAATACCAGTAGCAAGCTGAATGTACTGCTTCTTACCATTCCAACCTCTACGTGCCACTTTACGCCCTTTTTTCAGATATGCGATAGCGTCACCAAATGAAAATACTGCTTTGTCACAGACTATCGGACAATTTTCTTCGTTTGCAATCATCCAGTCCTCTCTTAGCATATCATCAAAAACTCTCTCGACTCTCTCGTCTTTAATATCAGTTTCATTTTCTTCGCCTCCAATGAGCAACGGCTTACTATGCGTCATAACCGTCTCTTTTTCCTCATCCCAGTACCAATAATAAGATAACCAACCAGGAAGTCTCACCTTTGCTCCACGTTTCATTGCTTTTAATGCTTCTTTAAATGTCATCGTTCATTTCTCCTTTCTTTCTGCTTCTACAACGCACCTACACTCTTAAATGCTTCCTCTATCTTTGGATACTGGATAGCAAACCAGTCCACTATTGTTTCCTCATGCCCAAACTGTTTGTAATGTTCAAAGTTCGGTCCTAATCCGCTTTCGTAAAGAAAAGCATGTATGATTTCGTGACGTAACTGTTTCTTCATCAAACAGTCAAAATCACCTAACTTGTTCACGTTATCAGTTCTCAATTTGATGATTTTAGATGTATAGTCGCAGTATCCGTCATATTCTGCATCTTTCATCTCTTCGCGGATAATTTTATATTCAGTTCCTAATACGTTTACTTTTTCCATTGCTACTCCTCTCTCAAAAACGAAATAGGAGGGTTCGAACCTCCATCTCCAGCTCTTGTGCTGGCACTCTACCAATTAAGCTACATTTCATTAGCAGGTGGACAGTAATCAAACCACCTCTGCTACGGTTCTTTAAACAGTACGAAGAAAATAATAAACACTGTGACTATCGTGCAAAAATGTGAATATTAAATCTTTGACGGAACTCCGCAGCTAAAATCCGTCTGTTACATAAATTTTTCAAACATAATTAGGCCTTCACCTTATTCATTCATGGTAAAAGTCATATTCTGCCACTGTGATGATAGGTCTGAGCTTTCAGGAGCGACCTTAGGCTTCCTACCACTGTCTAAGCACACATAGGATTGATACCTACAAATTTCACGGTTCTTTCAGAGAATTTAATGTTTTTCTTATCGCCTTTAAAACATTTTGTTTGAATTAAGAACTTGCCATACCGCTACTTTAACGAACCTCTTGTGTTATACTCCGATCTCTCAGATTCAAGGCAAATCAGCTTATTGAGAATTTCCAGTTAGTCCGTAGTCTCTCACACCACTCACATCACTGGATTATTTCTGCACCGCAGACGTCTATTATTCGCTGACCACAAGGATTCTGCATTTGACTTCTCTATGATGATACACTGCAAGGCATTGTTGATGGTTTCCATCTCCACCACCAGAATCACTCTCAGTGGAAAGAATCAGCTTATCCAATATCTCGAACAAGCCTATCTCGTCACCATTGCATCTCGGCATGACTGAAAAATCACTCTTCACCGAGATAATCATATTTGAAAATTGCCGTATAAGGATTCGAACCTCAATCTTTCACTTGGGTAGGGTAGAATGAACGCTTTACCATTAAGCTATACGGCTTCCAACTACACTGTAGTAAGGAAAAGTTATGAAAAAATTTTTTCTCCGGAACTCGGAGAGAGCTACCGTTCGGATTCGAACCGAAAACCTGTTGATTCGTAATCAACTGCTCTATCCATTTGAGCTATGATAGCTTAGTGCATCGAGCGCGAACCAAGAAAAAACGCTCGATGCTATATTATTTTAGGTTCCCGGGGAGATGACAAGAAACCGGGAATAGGCTTGCCCCGGTTATGCTCCGAGTCTATGTCCTACTAAGGAACAAGCCTTAACCGCCATCTGACGGTTAGTAGCAATATTTATAGTGCTGTACATTGCACTGTCAAGGAATGAAAAACGAATGAACTTTTCGTCCTCAAGTACATAGTACCGTATTCGCTTGCTTTCATTGTCCCCATAATTTACTCATCTTGGAATTTATCAAAGAGAGTTTCGCCTTTGTCACTGGCTTCTTCAATCATTGCTTTCGCTTCTGGCTCTGTCATCCCTTCAAACTTCACGAAGTACATCCATGCCGGTACTTTTCCCTGCACTACATAATTCCACCAACGTGCACGATCATCTTCAAGGTTGTAAACAAGGTCTTCAAACTCACAAGCTGTCTGATATCCGGAAGCCGGAATTGTTCCATTGGCTGTGCCAGTAGCGTAGAGAATATATAAGATTCTGTGGATAACTCCATCATGATTCTTTCCGTCTAAGATTGTACGGAATGACTCAATTGTGTGCAGCGTTCTTCTATCGTCTGATTCAACCTGTGTTGCTGTCTGAATCCCTCTTGACTCATCAAATGAGAAGTATCCATTAGAGAATCCACACTTGTATCCGATGATGGATAGATAGAAGTTGATGGCAGAAGTTCTTTCAGCTACCAACATAGTCGGTACATGTTCTTGAATCGTACCGTCTGCATCTACTCCCATTTCAAGTCCTTGCACGAATCGAGGGAGCTTGATTCCATTCTGATTAGCATATTGGATTACTGTCTGTGATACAAAAGTAACGTGCTGGCTGTCTTCCTGTTCGTCACCCATCTTATTGAGTGCGATATCGAGCCATCTCAACTCTTCAATGCATTCAGCAAATACCGGTACAGTAAGAGGAGACTCCTTGTCGATTGCATTCGCATAAGGATTTCGCCAGTACACAAATAATGGATACTCCAACCCTCTTACTTCTACTTCCGGGAGAATATCTTTCCACTCATCTACTTTCTCTAGGGAAATTTCAGATCCGATACGGTTCTTATCTTCACTCTTGAATGCTTTTGATGAAATCTTATAGACTCTTTCACCATTCACATCCTCAAATCTGTGATATTCTGCTTTTGTGTAGTACCTGTTTCCCTTTTTGATGTACGAGAAGAACACTGCTGCAAGTACATCACCGTTTGTGTTAGTATCCGTGATGATGAAATAGTCAGGATCCAGGAACTCAATTCCTTGTCCGTCCGTCTTGATCATCATTCCGCAAGTAGCACAGCTCTCTTCCTGTTTCTCTTGTAACGCGTTCAACACTTCATCAAATTTCTTCTTGAGCGCATCGTTACCATCAATCTCAACATTGACATTGAATAGTGTAAGGTTTGCAATCTCCCGGCAAATGACATTAGAGAACCTTGTCGGTTTGATTGTTCCGTCCATGCACCATGTCGGCAGTCCTGATCTCATACCCTTATACAAATCTAAGGCAGTCTGCATTTCAGAAGAGCGACTAGCCTCAATTCCAAATATATCTCTTACTTCGTTTACTCCAAACATTCTGTTAAATACCGCCTTAATTTTTTGTATTAGTCCCATTAGTATTTCCACCTTAACCGCCTACGCAAGAATGTGTAGACATAATATCTTGTATCATCCATCGCATGGTCATTCTCTTTAATCACCGTATCATTGTTCTTTTCCTCATCCCAACAGTACAGACCAAACTCATTGATACAGCTTGTACAATCCTTGTATATCTTTAGGAGTCCTTTGTTGAGCATCGTAGTGACCACTCGGATTCCGTCCAGTACATCATTGTCGGCTTTCTTCACGGTGTATTCTCCGTACTTCTTGATTACCTCAATGAACGATGCAGCAGATGGATCTATGATGATACAGGATACCTTTCTGTCTCCGATCAGTTCTTTCAGCATCTTGTAATAGGCTTCATCATCAACACGCTTGCCGGCTTCTCTACTGTTGTAGTACAATTCTGCTTCACGCTGTGAGTTCTTCCCATCGAATGCCCACAGACCGGCTGAGAATGGATTAACCGTACCATAGTCGATTGACACGATGTATTCCAGTGCTCCACTCATGTGTTCGTCAGAAACATGCTTTTCTTCATCGAACATAGAATAGACAAGTCCTTCTGCCACGCACCACAATCCTAAGATATACCGCTTAAAGAAGACTCCTACATACATGCTCCGGTATCTTTCCTTAATCTGCTCAGACAGTGAAAGATTATCGTCCATAGTGAAATGCAGATAGATGATGCGTTTCTCGTCACACTTATCAATCCAATTAACCTTGAACCAATGTCTTGGACTGTTCGGATTGCAGTTAAACCAAAACTTCGAACCGGTAACAGAGCATCGTCCTGTTGCCTGGTTGACAAATGACTCTGGCATCAGTGCAACCTCATCAAAGAACATACCGGCAAGAGTGATACCTTGAATCAAGTCCTGTGATCTTTCATCCTTACCGCCGAAGATGTAGAAGAAGTTCTGTTTATCTCCCTTGCTGACCGCAATCAGATTGTCTGATCTATGGTCCACAACTTGATATCCTCGGCTTTTCAGCATCAATTTCAACCAAAACAATACGTTTCTTCGGAATGATCCGATTGTCTTTCCAGCCATACCGAAGTTCTGTTGGTTGAAACTTTCCATTGCCCACAGCACGTAGGACAGTGACATACACAGTGTCTTACCACTTCGGATTGCTCCGTCTGCTATGATTCCATCTTTGTCCTTCACCGGACTGCTAGGACACCACCATGTCAGCACCTGTTTCTGCTTTCTTGAGAAAGGCTTGAACTCAAATCCTTGTTTCTTAGCTTTCTCTTTCATGGCAGCAGCGCGTTTCATGATTCCTTGCCGGACGGAAGCTAATCTCTCCTCAAAGTTATTCATCATCTGTCCACACCTCACTCGCTGCGGAATTCAGTGCATCCATGAAGTTGTCTTTTGCATCTTCATCAGATCCATTGTCTTTGAACTGTGCTTCCAGTTTTGCAAGCTCAAGGTTCATCTTCCTATCGTCAACGTTACGTTTCAGAAGTTCCTGTGCTGCTTTGGTTCGTTCAGACAATGATGCGTCTAGGTCGAACTGATCTTTGATTTTCCCTCGCATGACATCAGTTAGATACTTCATGATTTCCTCAATATCTGCTATGTCTTTACTTGCGATTTGCTCCTGTCTAGCGTTGATATAGTCCAAAATATGAGGAACTTTGAGGTTATCAGCTCCAGTTCTATATGCTGTCTTTTCACTGTATCCTGCATTCTTCGCTGCCTGTGTTGCGTTTCCTAGCTTTAGGTACTCATCACAGAACTTTTTCTGCTTAGGTGTTAGCTTATCCTTAGGCACATTTAACCACCACCCTTTTCTTTACTGTCTCTTTTCTCCCTGTGTTCCATTTGACACTTAATCATCTGTAGTACATTTGTCCTCTCCGTATGTACCCCATGTCCTTGACGGAATAGTTCACACTGTAAGATGTTCCCACAATACGTACATTCATCTGTTATCTCTCTGTTTGCAATCCTCAAGGCTTCACCTCGTCCCATATTTCTTTCAGACAATTCACTATTTCAAGCTGTGATGTTGTTCTGATCAGTTCTAGATCTTTCTCTTTCCACTCTCCATGCCTGTCTCTTCCTAGTGCCGGAGTAGATAATATATAGATGTTGATGAGTCTGTTCTGTTCAGCTGAATAGAATTGTCTCTGACTGTACTTTATGATCAAGCCTGTCTGCAAGATTGCTCTCTGTAGCTTCTTGGATATTCCATTGAGATTCACCTTTCTGCCTCCAAAATAAAAAAAGATTCCACACATGATACAATGTCTCTTATATCATTGTACCTATGTAAAATCTTTTTTTTGTACCCATATTTAATTATTTCTCTGTTTTCTTGGAATTAACTCTCTGTAGCTTTTGTAATTACTACTCTATTTTCATCGATTGTCAATGTAACCGATCTATCGTCCGGTGTGACTCCAAGTGCCTTGATCGCATCCATCGGAAGTGAGATTCTGCAAGTGTATGCGTTCTTGCTTGCGTTTCCACCAGCTTTTGCGAACATGACGTTTCTTTCAACTTCTTTCATTGTATCATTCACTCCTATCAGCCTCTTGTCTCTTCGTATGTTCCATCATCATAGAAGAAGATTTGGCAGTGCATAAGTTGTTCCCAATCCTCGCCAGTAGAATTTCCAAAAGGGTCTTCGCTCTTTCTTAACACTGTTGTTTCTAACCGCACTTCTCCGACTCCATTTTTGCGATCATCTGCTACTACTTCCCATCCAAGTTCTTTTAATTTGTTTAATCTTTCGATTCCTGTGTTTGCCTTCATAATTCATACCTCCTCGTCCTTTTTTATTTTTGTTCTATATTCATTTCTTTCTTCTATCAGTTTTTCGATATTTGCGTTAATTCCACGTTTTATTTCCGCTCTGTACTCAATTATTTTCGTATTTTTCTTTCGGCAATAATCGGAACATGTGTTTGTTGCTGTATTAGAAGAAAAAACACGTCCGCAATATACGCAGATTTTCTTTTTCTCTTTTCTTCGTTCTGCTTTTTTTATGTCTTGTCCAGATGCCTGGCCATATCCTTTTTTGTGTTCTCGTTGCCATGCAAGTACCGCTTCTCTTTGGCACTCGTCCGAACAATATTTTTGCCTTCCGGAATTAACAACATATTCAGCTCCACACAATTTGCACTTGTCGATACTTCCGATTGGTCTAGTTGCACCTCCTCTTTTTCTTGCTCTTTCGTTTGCTTCTCTTTGCCTTATTCTGCGACAGTTCGGACAATAGGATGCACGTGGACCTCCCAAAAATTCAGCTCCGCACGATTTACACGTTCTTGTACGCATAACATTACTTTTTATAACTTTCGCACACTCATCGCAATATGTTTTGTCCGTTCCTCCGTAAAAAAGCTTTCCGCATTTTATACAAGCTCTTTTTGTCCTTTTCATTTTTTCTCCTTTATTACAATACTGCAATCACTTCTGCTTCTTTGATAATGATTTCGTCAACGTCATTTCCATATTCCATTGCATTACCGCCGATTAAGTATATTTTGTCCCCTTCTTCAATGTAAGATTTTATGGCTTCAAGCATTTCTTTGATGTTGCTCTCAGATATTTCAAGTGCACATGTTCCATCAAGTTCTCCAGCGTCATAGAATCCAGCGTAAACACCGTCTGTGATGTATGGATATAACAACTCTGTGCAGGCAAAGTCTGCGTACTGAGGATCCTGGAAAAGCTGGTGTGAGTTATCCATTACTTCACCAATCTGATAATCTCTGCTGTCTGCTCTGATTCCAATGTAATCATATTCTGCTTTCTCAATGATATTTCTGATTTCTTCGATTGTCATTTTCCATACCTCCTTGAATTTGCTTCTCTTCTTTAACTGTCTTTATTATAGCGTATTGGACACCAATAGTCAACCCCTTTTATGAATTTTTCAATAAAAAAGACTACGGTTTTACACGTAGCCTTTCTAGTCTTACCGTATCTGTAACATCAGTTCTTTCTTGCTCATTTTGATCTAAATGCGCTCGTTCAACGCCTTGCGGTGAACATATATTATATATATCCTTACCTAACCTAACCTGGGTAGGACAAATGCCTACCGTCTGTCCGTCATTTGGCAGACAAGTGGTAGACATTTGGTTGCCAAACCTAGATTATCGGTCTTCCAAGTAATGTCATTAATCTGTTGTACTCTTCAATCACTTTTCGTCTGTATCCCTGGAAATCCTTTCTCTGCATCGGAATGTATTCCCTTTTGCAGATATTATCGTATCCAAGTCCTGTTGTCAGATTGATGAAGAGGAAATTTGCTATCTCCGGCTTTACGTTCTGACAGCTTTGAAGAAGAAGGACTTGCTCATATCCAGTGGCTTTCCGGCAGTAGTCAATTATCTTCTTCCCTTGCTCATGAGTGATGCCGTAATCACTCAGATATGTTTCTCTTACGCTCAATGGTATCCACCTCCCACGCATGCTTTTATATCTATCCCAACTCTTGTCAGTCATTCGTTCGGATTTTCTTGTAAATACTCGCCTTGTGTCCTTATCAGCTTCCTTGCCTGATATGCCGGACGGTTAAACTCTTCGCTTGCTTTCTTGTCTACCGGTCTTTCTGCCATTCCACCATAATGCTTTTGCAGATTTGCTTTAATCTCTGCCGGGCATCTTCTTGTTTCTGTACTTCTTTTCACTGTTCATCACTCCAATCCAATCTCTGACCGCAACCGCTACAATATTTTCCATAAGGCTTGTCTATTCCTCTAACTGAAACCCTATCCTAATCTTCTCCACTTACAATGTCTTGTGTACATCCAAATCACTTGTCCTCTTTCTTCGTGGACAACTAAAATATCACCTATATGTCTCTTTCTCCGTCTTCTGTTGCTCCACGCGCATTCCGGGAAATTATCTTTCCTCGGTCTGTATCTTCCGAAAGCTCCATGATGCCACACGTTAATTTTTCTATCATCCATCATAATCTTCTCCTAAAACCAAGCCCAAAGAAACGCAAGCGCAATCACAACTGCATGAAAGCATTTCCATAATACCCACGCAATTGCACTGTTTTCGTTCTCCCGGTGATTATTAATCAGATATATCCATATTGCACTATAACCGATTATACAAACCACAATGCTTGCGATTCTCAAGCCTAGCTTAATCTGTTCCATGCACATTCTCCTCTTCTAACAGTTCAGGATTGTCAAATATGTTGCCGACAACACGAACATTGCTCAAATATGCCCAGTATGCTAAATCGTGTCTGAGAAATTCTGAACCTTTTGTATTCCATTTAATTATAAATGCACCTTCTTCATACTTAATCACTCCGTAATAGTGTCCGCATTGCACAATATCGTTTTCCCAAATTCCTCGCCTAATTCATTTGTTAATTCTGTATTCTGGCAAATCGTATCTTCGTCAATCAGAAATTCACCCTCGAGGCTTTTATCGTAAATATAATCCTTATCACTAAGATAGCCATGCACCCATGTCCCGTTAAGATGCTCATTACCTGGAATTGCATGAATATGTTTCGCTCTGAAAAGTATTTCTCTATTCATAACTGTCAACCACCTCCAACTTTTTCAGATCCTCGATAAGCCACGGTTCTTCATCTTCCCATTTGACCATTGGGAAATCAATGTTAAAGTCAGTAGAACTTCTTCTTACTTCGCCAGTGTAAGTAAGATATCCGCCTTTGCTTTTCTTTGGAATTTCCGAAAACACATAAACTGCACTTGATATATCATCTCTCGCCATGTATTTCCATTTATCTTTGAGACAATCTAAAAACGCTCTGTCTTTCTTACTGATTACCGCCTTTTTTATGTATTCGGACTCTGCCCATTCTTTTCTGTAATCTGTGCACGTTTTATATTCATCCTCATTAAGATTAATTGCACACAGGGAACAACGCATATCAACACACCGTACTGGTTTTCCAGTTTCTTTGCTAACGGCAACTTCATTTCCTTCACACGCAATCTCCACGATCTCTTTCGCATATTTTTCTTTATTTTTCATCTACTCCACCTCGTTTTACAATTTCAATGGCTTTATCAATGGCATTTGCAGTATTAAGATAAGCACAATCTTTATCCGCACCACCTGTATTTGCTATTGTGAAATAGTAGCGCATCTTCAAATCTTCAAGTTCTTTTACAACTTTCTCCACATCAAACGCTGTCGGCTGTTCTTCTATTTCCATAAGCGTGGATACCGCAATATCTGCCACCGAAACCATTTCATCTTCGTCTGGTGCTTTCGGTTTTAACCATTTCTCGCATTTTCTCATCAGTAATTCCGCATCAATTAGTCTGCTCATATCATTCTCCCTCTCTGTACGGCTCTGGTAGTGGCATCCAGGCATTCACAAAAAATCCATAGCTTGAATATGATTTTTCATCATCTCCCGAATAGAAAGTGCCACCCTCGTCATTTTCTTCATATCGCGCGATATCCGGCATTGTGGAGTTTTCAAACGATACCAGTATGTAGCTTTCATCTTCTGGAAGTCTCTCACTACATGGAATCCACTTCTGACTTCGCAGTGCAATAGAAATTTTCGCAAGTTCGATAGCGTCAAGCCATTCTCCACATTTTTCTTTTTCCTCAAACTCCGCTAACTTCTCCATCGCTTCTGACAGCTTGTTCTTGTCCTTAATCACTGCTTTCCCACAGTGGTATGTTGTTAATCTCTCTGACATAATTACTCCTCTTCTTCATAAGGTGGCTCTGGCAACGGCATCCAGTACAGTGCTTTCTCGTAATTCAATTCTTCCAATGTGTTAAATTCTGTATCGACATATCCTAAGCTTACCGGATCAAAAATCTCTCTGTAATACCCAAAACCATAATACGGATCACACTGGCAAAACATTGGAACATCTTCGATATGGTTTTCGACCAATACCATGTAATATCTATAGTCATCATCTGTTGGAAGTCCTTCGCTTACTGGAATCCACTTTCCATATTCTTCTTTCTTGTTTCCTGTCAGCAAATACTCCGCACTTACACCTAGTACCTCTGCCATCTTGTAGAGAACCATCGTTCTAGGTTTTCTTGCATTGTTCACATATCTTGATATTGACACTTCTGATACACCGATTGTATATGCAAGCTCTTTCTGAGTCATATCCTTGGCTTTCAGTAGCTCAAGTAATCTGTATCCTAGTGTATTCATTCCCTCACCTCTTCCAACAAGCCATTCACAACCAATTCACACTCAATCTCTGTTGCTGTTCGCTTGTCACTGAATTTACAGTTTGGATTCTTGTGTATCCTTGCATCTTTGATCGGCCACTCAGATTCAGTAAAATGCTTACTGTCCACAAACATCACTCTGTGTCCGTTCTTCACGCAGAGATAGTAACTCTCTGCGCTTTTCGGAAGTCCTCGGCAAGGCTTAAATCCGAATCTCACAAACTCACTTGCCTTTACTACTGGTTTTAGTCTCATTTACTGTTCCTCTCCATATTTGAATTCGCACTTAATCTGTCTAGCTGAAACAATCATATTCACGAAATCAGCTGCATGGTTAATTTCAATATTTACCGGAATTCCAAAATCATCAAGCATCTTAATTTCATAATGCTCGTCCACTAATTCCAGCACATCAGCAAAATTGTTATCCTCATCTGGGAAACCGTCCAAAATATCTCTGATTTCATCTTCGATGTCTGACAGTAATGAAATCATCGGAACATTGACTGTTCTCTGCGGAATTACAAGCCTTCTGGTTGCCTCTCCGCAAGTCAGAAGTAGCTCATATTCGCACTCGTAATATCCTTCTGTCAGATAAGCATTCTCCGGGAATTCGTCCGTCACTGTCGGTCTATTCTTGCTGCTCTCCTGGATATCATACGGAACATAATAGTCAATCACATTCTTATCTTCTATCGTTTCTCGACTAAAGACGGTATGCTCTTTTTCTAACAATGTGACGTTCTCCCGGAATCTATCAAATTCCACTGTATTGCCATTTTTATTGTCTGCCTTGAAGAATGATTCGAATTCTCCGGTATCAACATTCTTTCTGCCGATTATGCTCGCATAAATGTCCGGAATTGCTGTTCCTCTGCATTTAAGTTCAATTTTGTTTTTAAGAATCAACCCTTTTGCTTCTAAATCTTCTCTTGCTATTCCTGTTAATTTCATAATTCGTGTTCCTCTTTCCATTTCTTCTCACTGAATTCATCCGGTTCCATATATGTGTTTCCATCACATTCGACAACTCCTCGTCCGTATCTGTAAGCGCATGACCTGCAGAGCGGTCGGAATGCAAAAAGTCCTTTATTTTTTCCTTTAGAAAATCGGAATGTTGCTGTGTATGGCATAATCTTGATTCCTGGAACATGAGATTTCATATCACGTCCACAACACCAACATTTCTTGTTCATTCCTGTCAGTTCATAGAAATCTTTTGTATAGTCATGCATAAGTCCACCATACCGAAAAGGCTTATCTCTTAGCGTATTCTTTCCTTTCATGCGATTTCTCCTTTTCTTCATCAATCCTCGCAATTCATTACAATTGTAATTACTTTTACAAGCACTTTCTGAATCTGGTCGTAGATGTGGTGGTCATCACTTCCGAAATGAGAATCCAGTCTTGCATCTTCTCTTCCTCTGTCATAGCAATCTTCCATAAACTCAAAGCAGTAAATATCATCTTCCTCAATGATTTCTCTGTTTTCTCTCCACTCATAAAGAATACGTCCTTCAATCATTTCGTTTACGATATCGTCTGAACGCTTGCCACCGTTCAGATGCCTGATACAGCAATCAATATATCCAAGCTTGTCGCAATATCTATATTCTTCTGCTGTTTCCTCTGCATAACCTCGGAAAGATTCTTTTATCTGTTCTTCAAAATCAACCGGAAGGTCAAAAATATCTACTTCAATACCTCTCGGAAATTTAACCATATAACTTCCCATAATTCGTTCCTTTCTCCTTAAAAATGCGTAAAAAAATACCAACCACCGAATATTGATGGTTGGTAGATAAATTATATATTTAAGCTGCTTACAATGTCTGCTAACACTGTTGCCGTTCCGTCTTCCCCTTCTTGGATTTTAGTAAGTAGTTCTCCTATCATTTTTCTAAGTTGGTCTATGTTGGTTGCTAAATAACCATCCATAGTAGCTCCGCTCAGTTCATAGATTCTTCCTCTTTCTAACTGATTCAGTTTATTACCAATTTCCAATAATTCATGAGAAAACTCCTTACTGATTTCATAGTCTAATTTCTTTCCATTCATTGGTATTCCCTCCCGTACATTTATACGAAAATTATACCATTCCAACCATCAATATTCAATTGTCAAGGTGCTGTTATTTAAGCAAATCTTAATTGTTCTTCTGTATCATCAATGCTCATGTTCGGCATTCTCTCACCGACCTTAAGATACGGACAGTTTGCTTCTACAAGCTTTTCTGCCATGATCGGCACTACACTGTTTCCAATTCTTGCCACCTGTTTAGCTATCGGGTATTTCTTCCAGTTATAATCCCTGTCGATGATATAGTCCTTTGGAAACCCTTGCATCAGTTTCAGTTCTTCCGGTTTCAGCATCCGAAGAAAAATGTCTGATATGATATATTGCTCTCCGTCAATGCCCAATATCACATTCACCAGTCCAAAACGGTCTTTTGTTGTGATCGTATCAAGCGGTCTATCCAGTGTCTGTCCGCACCCACCGCCGTAATACTTAATCAGAAATGCTGATACCAATCCGAAATGCCCCGGAGATGTCGTAATTGTATGTAATGGTTCATCACACCCCTGTCCAATCCCCGTCTTGTAATACTTCGTGATAAATGCTGTCACAAGTCCGTATCTATTCGATGTATCAATCGTCTTAATTGGTTCGATTAAAAGCTGTCCTCTTGAATCACCGGCTCTCGTCTCTCCGTGATACTGGATGATGTATGCCAGTGCTTCTCCACTCCTCACGATATAAGGAGATTCTGCATCGATAATATATTTCTTAATTCCGTTCGCAATTCTCTTCTGTGTAGCTTCTGCAAGTGGCTTCTTTCGCTCAAATATCGAACTTCCAAGGTCTGACCAGTCAATGTAATCTCCACAAGGTTTCCACTTCTTAAATCCGATGCCGTCTGCACTGTGAGTCTGCTTTGGCCATCTGATTTCCCGTCCATCTCTACGGAATACTGCATACCATCTCTTTCTTGTGGTTGGTGCTCCGTAATCCGCAGCTATCAATTCTCTACTACCAAAACGGTACCCGAGACTCTTCATTGCTGTAATGAATTTTTTATAATCCTCGCCTTTTTTCTCCGGTATCGGATAACCTTTTTCGTCCAACGGACCCCACTGTTGTATTTCTTCCACATTTTCCATCAGCACCACATCTGGAAGAATCTCCTTTGCGTGTTTGTATACCGCCCACGGAAGAATCCGAAGTCCTTTTTCTCTCGGCTTGCCACCCTTTGCTTTGGAGTGGCTTGTACAATCTGGACTCGCCCACATAAGAGCCACATGCTGTCCTTTTACATATTTTTTTAAGTTGACCTTGAAAATATCCTCGGTCAGATGAAGTGTGTCCGGGTGGTTGGTCTTATGCATCAGAATAGCATCTGGATCGTGGTTGATTGCTATGTCTACTGGTCTGCCGAGTGCCATCTCTATTCCTACGGATGCCCCGCCACCACCGGCGAAACAATCCACAATTAAGTCTTTCACTACTGCATACCTCCAATAAAATCAAATATATCCATTTGCCCCATCTGCTCCCATGTTTCTGTACCAATTCCGCATGTTTCTAACGCATTTTTATACTTCACCCCGTTGTTTTCAAGGTTCATGCAGATTTCATAACATTTCGGGTGTGTTACGGACATTCTTTGGAATCTGTTTGGCTCTTCTTCCATGTGCGCTCCGAATCCACAGAACATACATCCTGTTCGTTGTTCTCCTGTCGTATAATAGTTGCCTTGCTGATCTTGCTTAATATCTCCGTACACAGAGCATATTTCCACATCATTTTCGACCGCGTATCTTAATACATCCTGTCTGTTCCAAAATCCTAACGGCTGTGATTTAATTTTCTTCCCGTCATACACATTACAGCCTGTGCTTGCGTATAGATGCGCTCGCATGAATCCCTCATCCTGTGTTGTGCCGATATATGGTTTTCTGCCGGTGCGCTTTTCGTATTCTTTAAATGGTTTCTTCTTCATAATGTGACAACACTTCTCAGATGTATCAAATTTTGTGTCCAACAGAAACTTCCATTTTTTTGCCAAAACTCCGAACTTTCCACGCTCGTCCCCGTTCAGCAGATAGTTTCTATACCGATCTGATAAGTTCCCGTATCGCAACTTATGTATTTTCAATGCCGTTTCTTTCGACACAAGCGGGAATCCGTATTGGTCAACGACCTGTTTAAATGTAATCCTCTTTCCATCCTTTTCTCTCGGATATATCTCTACAAATTCACCCGGTGCTTTCCTTGCAAATCTCACGATTTCTGGAAATTCCAAACCTGTGTTAGAAAAGACAGCCGGGACATCATTTCCTAATATTTTTCGGATCATATGTAGTAGCACTGTGCTATCAAGTCCAGCAGAATAGCTTAAATACACTTGCCCCTCCCAGTTGTAATGCCATTCTCTTATACGGGTTTCTGTAAGCCGTAGCTTTGTTTCATATGGCAGATATTTTCTTTGCGAGAACTGCCAGTCATTTAGTTTCAAGTCATCTTCTTGTATATACATCTTCTCGAAAGGAGCCGATATATCTTTGCCCGGCCGGAGCTCCGTCTCCTTTCTGTAATTTATTTATCCTGTTCTTCCATCCATTTAAAAACATTGACCATGTTGTCAATTCCGAATGTTTGGTATGCGCAATGCGTATGTACTAACCGATGTCCGCGACAACTCATACTGTTATCAATGCTTGCTGGCTCTCCGCAGATCACACAGCGAAAACGGTTCTCGCTAGAACGTTTCAAGCCTGTCTTATTAAACACTTCAAGATTCTCTCTGTCGATGCTTACATAGTCCTCATGTACTTTAACGTCCATCACTTCACCTCATTCGCAAGCTGAAATCCCATTCTCGCTGCATTTCTAAGGTTGTCCTTAATCAGCGACTTATTTGGCTGTCTGTTGGAACACAACCATTGTCTTTCTCGGTCATCCTCCCAGTCTTTGGAATTCCATTCGTCCAAATACTCATATTCAGCTTTCGCCACCTGTAAGCATTGAATCATGTAATCTATCTTTTCTCCTGTATTCATGACTACTCCTTTACTACGCATCTGCGCTCGCTGATTGCATAATATTTTCCATCATGCTCTGAACAGTATTTCTTAAGGATTTCTGCCTTTTTCGCATCCATTGATTTGAAATCAGTTCCAACCTTTTCTTCGTGTTTCAAGGTATGAGTATCAGCTTCGATAATCAGCACACACCACGTAAACTCCGTCTCAACCTCTTTCTTCTCATGCTCTTTCTTCCGCTGTTTGAGGATTTCAAGTACTTTGTCAGGATGTTCTGCCCTGAAAGTTCTGCACTCATAAGCACCTCTTTCTTTACTGATTGGACATTTTCTACAAGGCACACTACACATCTCAGCTTGAATTTTAATTGCTTCTTCTGCTGTCAGTTCTTCCTCTGCCAATCCTTCAAACATTTCGTCTGTCCAACAACATCCATATTCGGCAATATGATAATACCCTCTAGAAACAGCAGAAATTGTTACAATGTCGCCAGCTTTATCAGTCATTGGTGTTGTCACGGCAACCTCGTTGTAAGTCATACCCTCATTCAAGTCTTTTCTGACTCTTACCTTGTCTCCAACTTTGTATTTCATTTCATACCTCTCTTTCTCAGTTTTTCTAACAGATTCTTTCTCTTCTGTTTCTTCTCTTTCCATCGTCTCAGGTACTCAATCTGCGCCTGATCCTCTTTCTCTTGTCTGTTCATGGTCTTTATCCCTTGTACAGATTCGGAATCGGCATCCATGCTGTAACTCTGTACAGTGAGCATCCACCGTGTCCGTTTGAGTATCTATCCCACTCAAGGTATCCATACTGTCTGTCAAGCCAGTGCTTTTCCTCATCCTCGTCAAATACCTTGATATAACATCCAACGCTGTATTCTCTGTATCCGTTACCGCTCTTGGATGCGATTGTTGTAAGGACATCACTTTCATCTTCCGGGAGTCTTTCCGTTACTGGAATCCATCTACAATCCTCATCGGCATCATCAATCTTACACATCTTCTCGACATACTTTCTGACATTCTCTGTTGCCAGTAGGATTCCTTCATCCTTGCGATCAGGGTTCAGCTCATCCGCTCTTTCTCCCTTTAGTTCTTCCTCGGCTTCATTCAGCCACGAAAGAAATTCTTCTACATCAAGTGTCTTACCCATTGTTTCTCCTTCCACCGGTTGCAACGTACTCTCCGTAGCTCATACCATGCTGCTTTGCTTCAGCTGCGACTCTTACTAATTCGCTTCGATACTTCGGTTCTTTTGCGCCTTTTACTTTCTTCGGTTTGGCTTGCTTTCGTTTCATTGCCAGTTCCTTTTTCTGTTCAGGACTCAAGGCTCTGTATCTTGCCTTTCCTCTCTCGCAGCACTGTCTCCGGCTTCTTTCTTCTCCGCAAGCCTTGCTACAACACTTCTTCCGGTTGCCGACTATCTCAAATTCTTTTCCACAGACTGAGCATACCGCCCAGCCTTTATTTGCTTCTGCCATTCTTAATCACCTTCCTAGCAACTTACTTTCCAGATCATCCATGTCATACTGTCTTCGCTCAAAGTTGTTATTGTTCTTCGTTAGTTTCTTATCGTGCCGTTCATCATACTTTCCTTCAAGCACCTTCACAAAGTTGTTCGGATTGATGAACCAATCGAAGTTCAGTGAGAACCTTGTATCTGTCTTTCCCTGAAGGAAGTCACTCTGTTTGACCTTATCAACAGCTTGTATCACTTTCTCTTCTCCGAATTGCTCAAGTAAGGCAATCAGTGAAGTGCATCTCTTAGAACCAGGATTGATACGGTAAATCATTTTGATACCGTAAGGCTCTAGCTGATTCCATGCATCGATGATGGATTGAATGCTATGCTGCTTTATAGATACGTTAGTATCTATATATTCTTTCTTTCTTCCTTTCTTCCCTTCTTCTATTGTTGTCACTTGCTTGTCACTTGCTTGTCGGTTGCTTGTCGGTTGCTTGTCACTTTGCGTGTCACTCGATTGATACGAACAGTAATTATTTACCGTAAATACGCTGAATTTGTTATATTTTTTGCTTGTCACTTCGCCTGTCGATTCTAGGTGTTTTATTGCTGTTCTTATCTCTCTAACTGAAAGGTTAGTTTCTTCAGATAATTTGGCTAAAGAAGATACGAATGACCCCCTTTTTATCTCAATTCCTAAGAAAAATCCGTCCTTCCAGTTCGCTTTTAAAAGCATGTGTATGAACAATCTGGAAGTATTTTTGTCTTTGTACCACCCCCACTCAAGAAGTGACCGATTAATCTTTATGTAATCGCCTTTCATATAATTTCATCCAATCTTCCATTGTCATTGTGACCAGCCAATCCTTGTGATTCTTCCGATGCATTACCGTAGGCATTTCGCCCTCTCTCGCATCGTTTATGGACTGTTCCACAGCTTCATAGATGTTAAGCTTCTCTACCCTCTTGCACTCAATATGGATGCCAGGAAGACCGACTACATCCGCATCTCCATTGGATCCACAGAACTGCTGCCCTCTCCGGCAATCATATCCGTATCTGTCTTTAAGCAGATTTGCTAACTCTCTTTCTCCCTCTTTCCCTTTTCGGTTTGAGTTCATCTGTGTCTACCTCCATGTTGCAATTCTTGGCTGTTCGCCTTGCTGTTTTTAGTGCCCAGCCGATACTCTTCAGCCGGCTTTCTTCTTGTCTGATGTACTTCATCAGCATCATTCTCTCTTCTAAGATGTTCATGTCTGGAACGAAGTACCCTCTTCCATCTTGCATGTTGAGAATTGGTATATCTCGTCTTGCATAATGGATCATGTCTCTAATTGTTCTATCGTCTATACCGGTCAGATCAGACAGCTCAGCTCTTGTAATTGCTCTGTCATGTCCGGTTCTGATGTAATCTAATATGTCAATATCGTAAGTCTGCATTGTTCTCCTTTCTCTCCCCGGACAAGCCGAGGAGATGAATCATCATGGCTCTGATTAAGGATTGTGACATACTGTTTCAGTCAGCCATTAGGAGTTTATATATCAACCTTATCCGCTAGGTTAATACCTGTTATAACCAAGACTTTCCGAATACCTCTCTGAACTCTTCTCTGCTGCCTATATGCTCTTCGAAATATCGTTGAGCCATCTGCTTGAGTTCCAAGTCCAGTCCGTGGTTCGGATTGTCATGTACGCTCCCCTTTTGGAATTCATGGAGATACGGAGCAAGGGGAATCACAAATCCGTATCTCTCAGATATCTTTCTTCTACTGCCATAAAAGATATGGTGTATGTGTGGATAAGGATATCCAGTGAAGTAACAGTGGTCCATATCATCAGTGAACACACTTTTCAATCGTTTAGCCAATGTCCACGCCATACCTTTCTTTCAGTAATCTCTTTTCATCCGGTGTAGCAATCTCTCTTTCAGATATTCCAGCTTCTTTGCAACTTGTAATCAGTCCGTCAATTAATCTTGCCATCTCCGCGCTATCATAAGTATGAGATCCTCTCAGAAGCTTATAGGTCCGATATGTAATCCCATCATTTCCTTCTCTTATCTGGGAAGTTGGTTGTAAGTGATAATCCGTGGCATTCCTGACTTTTCTTTCAGCTTCTTCTGTATCTGGGATTGTCATATATACCGCTTTTCCTTCGAATATCTCTGGCTGACCATACCGGCACAACATTAGATTATGTGCTTCTGGATTTGACAGGCTTATTGCTTTTGCAAACTTACTGAGCAGCACCCAGTAGTAGGCATTCGCATCAAGACTTCTTTTCTTCCTGTATGGCTTTATTTCAAGGCTTAAAACCTCTTTGCCTTTCAATTCCTCGTAAGTCTCAAGAAAGTCCTCATTTGGCTCAAATAGAATGGTCAGCCTCCGTGTAGCAAAGTCAATAATTGGCTCTTTTAACTTTCCGGTGAACTTCATTTATACACTACAACTCTCCTTCAACTCTTTTACGTGATCAAAAGCATTCTTATACTGGTTAATCGTCAGCGCTTCTATTTTCTGCACTTTATACAATACAAGTACTTTACTTTCATCAATTCCATTTTCAGTAAACAAACTCCGAAGAGAATTAATATGATTTTGATTAATCTTTATATTGCTGCTTGTACTCTTCCCATCTTTCTGATCAGACTTGTCTTGATTCTTCTGCTTTTCATATTCATCAGAATCAGGATCTTTCACATCATCCAAAAGAAACAAACCATTCAATGCGTATTTTCTTGCATAGCTGGATACTGATCCAGTAATCTGTGCTTCATCCATTCCTTTCTTTTCCTCTGACTCTCTCGCATAAGCAGTTACAGAAATCTCTTCATCTGATTCGCAATCAACCAAAGTTGCTGTGGCTTTTATATACACCTTCCCAACAACTTCCACAATTTCGTCTTTCAGCGTCAGAAAGACCTTTAAATCTTTTTCATATTTCTTGAATTCAGCAAGAATCGTCTCCGCATTTCGATAATAGAATTTACCAAATTTGTTATATTGATCTTTGGGGACTTTCATATCCTGCTGCAGTTTGGATAACTTTTCTCCAATCTCCATCAAACATCCTTCCTTTCAAAGTAAACACCAAAGCTTGTCATTGCCTGTTCAATATCTTTAAGTTCCTCTTCTGTAGCAACAACAGTGTAAATTACCTTCTTAGACTCTTCACTGCTCAAGAATCTTGCCTGTTCCTCATCTACTTCTTTCAGCTTTTCAACAGTTTCTTTCTCCGCTTTTCTTTTGATTTCCTCTTCTTCGAGAATTCTTCTACGTTCTTCAAGACGGATGCGTTCTCTTTCAGCTTCCAATTCTCTTTCTCTTCTGGCAGCTTCTTCTGCTTCTTTTCTCTTAAGGATCTCTGCTTTCTGAATTTCATAATCACTAAGGTACTTAATTGCTGATGCCAGATTGTTGTTTTCCATATAGAAGTTGAGAGCAGTTTCTTCTTTTTCTGATCTCATGGCTTTGATTGCAGTGATATCAGCGTTTGTGATTGCAACTTTGCCAGTAAGTTCTTCTCTAATGTCTTTCATTTTTGTGCCGGCATTCGTCCACTTCTTTCCGTAGATACGCTCCAATGGAATGTAGTCTTTCAATTCTTCCGGTACAATTTCTTCATAAGCAAGCAGGATCTCTTCTTTACGTTCATTGATACGCTTCTCTTCGAATTCTTTTACCTTGTAATCGATTAGTGTGATTGGCTCATCAATCAATGTAATAAGTTCCTTTACCTTAGCTTCGAACTCATCATAAGGCTTCATATATTCTTTCTTTACTTCAATTCTTCTCTCATTTACTGCTGCTTTTTTCTTTCTCAGCTCTGCGAGGTCTTTCTTCGCATCCTTTTTTGTATCTTCCGTAAACTCTTTACTTTTATATTTCTCAAGTTCCTGTGACACCTGGTTCTTAAATTCATCAAAGTTAGCTGTGATTTCTCCAATACTCTGCACCACATTAAATTTCAGTTCGTTCATCTTTCATTTCCTCCACATTGTAATTGTCTGCAAGTCTCTTATGCATCTTATGTTGTGTGATTCCTAATTCATCAAAGGACAGTTCCTCATGCTCCCAAACTGAAGGCTCTTCGCGCTTAACCGGAAGTCCGATAATTGCTTTCACTGTGTCCAACTTGATATATCCGTTTTCTTCATTGCTGATGTAAGCTTTGAGCGTTTCCATTCGTGCATCTGTTTTGCACAGCTCTTCAAATTTTGAAACGCTTACTTCAAGTGTTTTTTCTAACAACATTGCTTTCTCCTTTCACAATGGCAGTTCTTGTACTAATTGCAGAACAAGTGTGCTAATTGCAAGAAGTTTTTCGTCAACGTCTCTATCTCCACGCACGTACCGTTCTACGTTTGCGAAAATGTATGCTGATGCTTTCATAATCAAATCTTCGTCTTTGACACCATTCATGTCACAAAACTCTGATGCAAATATTGGAATGATTGCGTTCAGCTTATCCAAAGTTATGGTAAAATTATCTTTTTTCATTGCTTTCTCCTTTTTAAATTGCTATTATTGAGTTGGTTAATTACCTAAGCGCCTGAAGATTTGCCGTCTTTCCCGGGCGCTTATTTTAATATCCGAAGATAACCCATGTTGCGATACTTAAGAAGATTACCAATCCCATCGCAACTACGGTCTTAACAGCAGATATTTTTTCTTCTCTGTCATCATGCTCAATTCTTCTTGGCTGTCTCTTGATATCAATGATCTGGATTGTTCTTCTTTGGATGTCGATCATATCGATCTGATTCGTTTTTCTCACCTTCTTTCTGAAATGATGCACACGGAATACATCTGCTTCTTTCCATGCATCTGTTTCTCTTTTTGCAGTAACTACAATCTCTCATATCACTTCCCTACCGATCTTCGCCTTTTCCTCATCAGTGATTTTGAGTGCCCTTAGGATTTCTCGTAATTCACTGATTCGGATGTTGTCCGGCTGACTTAATCTCTGGTACAGAGTACTTGGCGGGATACCGGTCAGTTTTGAAAGCTTCTGAGTATCGATAGCTGTCATAGTCTTTCCTGACTCAATGATTGCAAGAAGTATTCTGTTCTGCCTTTCCCTGTCAGATATTTTTAATTTTGGCATCTCTTCTCACCTCTCTAGTCTTCATAATTACGTGGAATCATGTCCTCTGTCTGTGCATATCTTCTTGAATTGTACTTAGACATTCATTTTTCTGATTTCTTCCACAATATAGTCGATATACTTCCATGAGGAACTTTCTAATCTGATTCCTCTCCGCCTCTTTTCTGCATGATCTCAGACGAATTGTTTCATCAAGCATTGCCTGATATATCAAAGCATTTACTTTTTCATCACTTGTATTTGTTAAAACTGACTCGTGAACAATTCTGTCCATTTCTTTTCTCCTTTCTTTTTACTCTCTTTAAATGATAAGTGTCATCTGAACTTCCATTGCTTTTTCACTCCTTATCTTCTATACTTTAAATACGGGCACTGCCGTACTGCATATTTTGTATAAAGGAGTCTTTAAATGAAACTATTTTTATCCATATTTACTCGTTCAAATATCACCCTTGCATTATCTTTATTCGGTGCAATTGGCACTTCCATCACTTGGATTCACAACTATCTGCAAACACGCAAAAATTTCTCTGTTGAAATAATTGCGTGTGACTTAAACACCGAAGGATTGCTGCTTTATATTCGCATAACAAATAACTCTTCTCTCCCTCTTTCCATTAATGAAATTGGGCTTTCTACAGGGACTAAATCCTATATCTGTGAAAAGTATCCATTAAAAGTAATTGAGCACACGCACAAACGGGGGAAAGCAGTTTTGAGCCATCATGACTATTTCTCTATGGCTTTTCCGATAAATCTCCAACCATTTTGTGGCGAATCTGGCTATTTGTATTTTTCATCTGAGAAAGACGATTTTCCACAGCTTTCCACTCCTGTAACATTGATAATTCGCACCAATCGTGGCCGGGAAGTTCAAAAGACACTTGAACTAAAGAATCAGCTCGATTGATTTGTTTTCTTTCGAGAGTCTCTATTTCATACATGTTGCTTCTCTTCTTTTCTAACTATCTGTTTGAATTGTCTTGCGCTCATTTTCAAACTGAATAAGGTCTTCTTCTGACACCCTATACTCTCGTCCGAGCTTGATTGCGTTTAACTTACGTTGGCGAATCCATTCCCAAACAGTAATTACCTTAACTTTGTATCTTTCTGCTACTTCGTCACAGGTGTACATTTTAGACAAAAATATCCCTCCTTTTTCTATAGTTATTTATACTTGTGTTTACCTCGGTTTAATGATATACTTAGCTTGTCGAAACGAATTATATCAATATACCGAATTATCTCGTTTAAAGAACTATTATTATCTCGTTCCCCCGAGGTATGTATATACTATAACTCGGTAAACCGAGTTTGTCAATAGTTTTATGTCAATTTAACGAGGTATTTTCAGAAAGGAAATATCATGTATGAAATTTTCAAAAGACTATGCGATGAAAAAGGGATAACTCCTTACAGATTTTGTAAAGAAACTGGTGTAAACACTTCAACTATCAGCACATGGAAAAATAAAGGATCCGAATGCTCTCCTAAAACGGCAAAAGCTATTTGTGACTATTTTAAAGTGAGTATGGATTATTTAATGACTGGCGAAGAAAAGAAAGAGGATCCTTATGCAATTACTTCCAAAGACGAAAGAGACATTGCAAAGGATTTAGAGAATCTCCGTGGAAAATTAATGAATGGTGCAGATGGCCCGCTCTCCTACGAGGGCGAACCTATTCCGGAAGAAGACACAGAACTGCTTCTTGGACAGATTGAATTAATGATGCGCCGGCTGAAACCTATCAATAAGGAAAAATACAATCCTAACAAGAACAAGAAGTAGGTGTTGCAATTGAAAGCACATGATGTTAAGCACTTAGTTGCTTATTACGTCAAAAAATATGATACTAGAAACCCTTTTAGGCTTGCAGAATATCTGAATGTTGAAGTTCAGACCGGTCCGCTTGGATCCCGCGCTGGATGCTATATGTTCCTCAAGAACCATAAGTGCATCTTCCTTAACGAAGATTTAGAGGAACATGAAAGAACTCTTGTCATGGCTCACGAACTTGCTCATTCGATTATGCACCGAAAGGAAAATTGTTATTTTATTAGAAACAAGACTCTTCTGCTGACTTCCAAGATGGAAATTGAAGCGAATACTTTTGCAGCAGAACTGTTGATACCAGATGAACTGATCTATGAGAATCCTGGAATGCCCAGAGAACAAATAGCACGCTTGTCTGGATATAATGAAATGATTATGAAATTCAAAGAACTGTAATTGCGAGGTTATTATATGAGGCCTAGCCAGTTTAATCTAATAAGAAGAATGTGCATCCGGATGTCTAGGCAACGATATTATGAAAAGGTTGCGAAAAAGAACAGGAAGAAGAAACAAAAACTTCTAAACAAACAGCAGAAACTTATTAACAAGCAAGAAAGAAAGAAACGTAGAGCTACAGAAAAAGAACAGGTGAAGTTATACAAAAAGATGCATCCAACTCCGAAAGTTATCCACACTTCTGCATTTTATAGGAATATAACTCTTGCTATATTTTTTGGATGGTTTATCCTTTGGTTTTGTGTGATAAGTATACCTACAAGACCATCTGATAGCTTTCTGGATTCATTGTTTCTTTTAATCGGATGGGGAATTCTTCTTCTGTATCCGATGATTCGATACATAGTACAGAAGAGAGATGAAACAGCAAAGCGAGATACGACAGTCTGTCCTCTCTGCGGATCCACAATGGAAAATGGTTATAATTTCTGTACTTCTTGCGGTTTTTCACTAATTCCGCATCAACCCCAAAACGTTCCTCAAAAAGAGAAACGTTGTCCTTCTTGTGGAGCAATAGTAGACAAGAATTACAATTTTTGTACAGAGTGCGGATATTCTTTTTTACAGCAACCTAAAATTACCAAATTGTCAGCAGAAGAAAGAAAAGAACTCCGAGAACAATATAAAATGCAGCGTGAGATTGATCAGCATTGGAAGTTTAGGCAAAAGCGGATTGAAGATGATATGCTTAGGAATATCAAGAGCCAGAATTGCAAGCTAAAAAAGGAAGATGACAAGGAAAATCGTGACCAATATGATGAATTAACAAAATAAGGATATAACTCCCGGAAGGGATTTATATAAAGCGCGTGGTGTGCTTAGAAAACAAGGCTCTATCACAAAAAGAAAGAGAGGGAAACACGAATGAAAAAGAAAGGTGGATGTTTAAAAACTGTATTAATTGTTATCGGCGTAATTATTATACTCGGTATCATAGGTTCTGTTATTGGTGGAAAGGATGACGGACCTAAAAAGGTAAACAGTGACACTTCTACTGACGCAACGCAAGATACTTCAAAGAATAAATCAGAACCGGAACAGACTGTATTTAACGTTGGAGATACTGTGAATCTCAATGATGTTGAAATTACACTTGTGAACATCACCGAATCTGCCGGTGGGGAATATACTACCCCTGACGAAGGAAACGAGTTCTTAATCCTTGAGTTTGAGATTGCAAACAACTCATCAAAAGATATCAGCATCAGCTCCGTAATGAATTTCGAAGCCTATTGCGATGATTACTCTCTAACACAAGATCTTGTTGGACTTCAAGCCCCTGAAGCCAGTGGAAAGAATCAGCTTGATGGAAGTGTTGCTGCTGGAAAGAAGATGAACGGTGTGATTGCATATCAGGTACCTACAACTTTCTCGAAATTCGAGGTTAGCGTTGCTCCTGATTTCTGGTCATCAAAAGATATTCAGTTTGTTTACAGTAAATAGTTAATTTGCGGTGTTTGGAACAAGGTTCATTTGCATGAGAGGAACCATGAATATAAAAGAATACGTTTATGACAACAAACTTTCTTCCTTATCCGATGCAGAATTGAGAGCTTATGGAAGAGAACTACTGGCAAGACAATATGCCGGTGAAGAACTTACAGATAAGTTATATACAGAATTAAGAGATGTATGTAGCGAATTTGTAAACAGAGATAATTAAATAAAATAAAACCGCTCCTGTTGGCGCAGGAACGGTTGATACACAACTCCGAAGAGCAGTGCGAATTATATGAACAGTAATATTGTATCATCTTCGGAGCAGTCAATCAATCAGAACTGTTGTTCTATTGTATGGCTGTTATTTTTATACTTAAAAGGAGATGATTATATGGCAACAGCTAAGAAGTTACCTTCCGGATCCTGGAGATGTCAGGTATTCAGCCACTATGAAATTGTCTTAGATAAAAACGGAAAACCTGTTATTGATCCGAAAACGAAGAAACAGAAACAGAAAAGAATCTATAAGTCTTTCACTTGTGATGATCCATCGGCAAGAGGAAAAAGAAAAGCTGAAGCAATGGCTGCTGAATGGGCAGATAACAAAGAAATCAAGAAAGATGAAGAAGTACAAATGACTTTCGGTGATGCACTAGAAAAGTATATCCAGGAACGTTCCGCTGTCCTCTCACCGTCCAGCATCAGAAAGTACAAGAGTATGCAACGTAATTGCATGGCACCGCTTAAAGAGTATCAGCTAAAGGAAATCACACAAAGCGTAATTCAAAAGGTGATTAATAAGGCATCTACAGAGCTGTCACCTAAGTCTGTTCGTGACATGAATGGACTGATCAGCGCGGTAATGAAAAGATTTCGTCCGGGAATTGTAATCAATATCACTCTTCCAAAAAAACTCAGGAGCAACATTTACATTCCTACAGAAGTGGACATTAAGAAGATTGTTCGTGCATCAGAAGGAACTATCATGGAAGTGCCAATTCTCCTCGCAGCGTTTGGAGCTATGCGAAGAGGTGAGATCTGTGCATTACAGAAGTCCGACATCAAGAATCACACGATACACGTTACAAAAACAATGGTTATGAATGATGAGGGCGAATGGATTGTGAAAGCACCTAAGTCTTATGCTGGTGACAGATATGTGAATTATCCATCATTCGTAATCGAGAAGTTCTTGGAACTTTCAACCGACACTGTAGACATGAATCCGAATACATTAACAACATCATTTGGAAATCTCCTTAAGAAATTAGAGATACCTCACTTCCGATTCCACGACTTAAGGCATTACAACGCTTCTGTTCAACATGCGCTAGGAATACCAGATGCGTATATCATGCAATCTGGTGGATGGGGAAATGATTCGGTGCTGAAAGAAGTCTACCGTCACACTCTTCCGGACATGGAAGATAAAATGAATAAGATTGCAATCAACTATTTTGAGTCTATGCAACACGAAATGCAACACGAAACATAACAATCATTGATTTTACAGGGGTTTTAGCACTTTCTATGGGAGTTCGATTCTCTCATCCCCTGTATTAAAAAGCCTTAGAAACCGCGTAAAATCGCTGTTTTAAGGCTTTTTCTTTTTTCCCAAAAGCAAAGGTAATCAAAAAGGTAATCACCATATGTTCGAAACATCTGAAGAAGGAGGAAATCTTGCACAAGTGCGTCTCATATGGTACCAAAAAGACCTACTTTGCTAAAAATTTGATTATTTTAAATGATATTTTAAAGATACAAATAAAAAGAAATGCCTTAGCAGATTAATTCATATTCACATAAACATGAAGAATACTGTTAGGGCATTTCTTTTTTATCCAGATATTAACACAAGAGTATCAAAATACAATAAAACAAAGTTGATTGATATATTCTTAAAAATAGCCACTTTTCCTTAAAACATCTATAATTCTCTTTTCCTCTATTAAGTAGATACCTTATATGAGTCTTATACAACTAATAACAAGAAATAATTGAAGAATATCCAACTCTTTAAAAAAGAGGATTTTTATTGAACATGCTAGATTTTAGATTAGAGTTATAAAATATTATTATCTTTATCATTTTTAATAATCTTGTAAGCTTCCAAAATTCCTTGCTTTACTGCAGATTTAATAATAAATACTAGTAACGGAATTATAAAAAAAATAATGATTAAAGCAATAAATAGTATCATTTGTAAATCCATAGAAAACTCCATTTCTAATAACTATAGTAAGTGTTTCAAATTTATCAGATTTATTCTAGTATAACATACTATTAATGAATGTAAAGAAAAATATTCCTAAGAACAACCTTTAATGGTCATAGTACCGTTAGTTCTTTTTCCTGCTTTTTGATGTCGTTCTCTTTTCAAAATAATATTCCCCTTTCCGTCATGACTACTCTGCAGATATAACGGAAAGCTGCGTCTACTCAAGTAGTAAGCCATTAAAAATCTGTTGATTGATACAAGTTCGAGGGAATGGGGAGCGAAATCCCCATCAAGATTGCCAGGTATCCTGATTTCCAAAAGGAAATTAGAGTTACTCAAGGGCGCATCTTGCCCTTGTTTAATAAAAGATTCGTTATGCTTTGCAGTAAATCAATGTTTTAAGTTTTCTCCAATTTTGGGAATAACCTGTGCCTAAGTGTCTAAAGTATGATATCATGTGAGTAACAAATTAGAAGTTGCAAGGAGGAAATTATGAAATTTATGCAAACAGAGAAAAAACAGCTATT